CCGCGACATCCGGACACTTTCATTAACTTCCTTTCCACGAGCATTGACTTCGCCCGCCGCAGATTTTAAGCTGCCTCACCTACTATACCACACGTGGCCCTACTAAGGGCTCCCTGTGCAAGTTAACACCCCAGTTACGCCGGGTTTAACTCCCTCACACAGGTACCACTCCTAGAAGCGCGCTACATCCGCCGCCCACGCCGTGATCCGAAGCTCAGGATCAATGAAGTCCTGTGTCCAGGACCGACTTACAGCGGGCTAAGCGTTTACGTATGCAGCGCCGTTCGGGTAACACCGCACGGGGTATAGTAGTCCGAGAAGGACCGAACACAACGAAAGGCCATCTACAACCGGCCAGAGACGCTTGGGTCTCACTCACTCTCTTCCTTTCATGGCCAGCGAATCAAAGGCCTGGCGCCACTGATCCAGCTTCATGAAAGCCACACTTTCTTCTTCTGTTTCATAATCCTCAGGAAGGAGAAAGAAACAGGGCGCTTTTCGACGAAGAGCGCACAACTTCGGAACCTGTGAGCCGACAAAACTCACAAAGCTCTTACAGGAGACTCTCCTGTACCCGTAGGTCCGACGCACTTTCCCGCAGGACGGAGAAAATACGTCTCTCTTACAACCTCCCATCCTCCCTTGGCTCCAAAAGAAGCTACGAAGCGCTTCGGCCTCCAAGGGAGTCGCATTTCTTCCTACAATGCGAACCAACGATTCGGGTACTGACACTTCAGAAGGGTCAGCAGGAAGTTCCGTATAAGTTCTACGGACCCGCATCTGCCTCTCTCTCTTATAAGAGGCATAGGACGTATGTCCTAGTTGGGATGGAAGGAATCCCCACCGTCTACCGATCCGCGTGCGTGAGTACGCGTCCATCATCTGAGGATCGATGCAACAGGCCTTCGCCATATGCATCATCCCCAGATAATCGGTGACGGCTCCTACTCTGCGTGGGTGGCGAACTTCTCGCCACTTCCCCCTGCTTGCGAGAAACACGGTAGAGTTGATCTCTGCCACGTTCTCACTCACGGTTGTCTTCGTGGCGTTGAGCCGATACCCATAAGGGTAGTCCTGCACGCCAAGACCCCTAGTCGCCGAAACGAGACAGTCGTCTCCGTTGACTAGGAACCGTGAGCCTTCACAATCACGAGCTGCAAAAGAAGCAGCACAGTAAGAGTGAAGACAGAGAAGGGGGAAACACAAGTAGGATCCCATGTTCTGTCCGTGTCTGACTCTCCTTAACTGTCCACCCTCGCCCCGGAAAACCGGACTAAGAGAAGCCTTGGCCAAACGCCTGAGGCTACGAGGGATCTTCACAGAAGTGAAGAAAAGACAGTCAAGGATGGCATTGCTCACAGAGTGAGCAAGGCCGTCGCTTGCAGAAACCAAATCGACTGAAGTTTGAATTTGGTTGACACAGACAGAATTGATCCGTTCATTGGTCGGAGGACCAACAAGGAGCCAGTCAGTGGTACGCGCTATGTGGTCGTAAACCATACGGTGCATTGGAGCTAGAAGATCCACCTCTTCATCGAAGATGAGGAGAGGACGCTTCTTACCAGCAGACTGGACTTCCTTGTAGCGACATGACATCAAATCCATACCAATGGATTCGTCTCTGCATTTCGCTATGAACTCTTCACGCCGCCCGGCCCAGAGGTGGTCGGCCCTTGAAAGCAAGGGTTTACGCGCGGTTGGGTTAGGTAAATGATTCCCGACGTAAGAATCATAATGCCTATCCCAACCCGACGTGAAGATACGAGTACAAACACGCCGGACGTGTAATAGGTACTCGGGATCAACGGGAGGGGGTTGAGAGCATGCGTTCGTTTCCCAAGACGAACGCACGGACGGAGTGTGCGTACGACAACCCGATGGCAGGTTGCGTTTAATTGACGACACGGCAAGCGCAAGCGCCCACCGTGTTCTACGCCCAAGTCTCTGTAGTGAACAGAGACCGTCTTTCCCTCGAACCTGACGGCGAGGGAATGCAACAGAGGTCCGCTCCTTACCCTGTTGCAAAAGAAAGAGGTGGAATCGGCCGAGAGATGAAGGGTCGCAGTCCGGTAGTTCAGAGTATGGAAGTCCATACCTGACCCGAAGCAACTGCAACCCATTATGAACCGTCTCCTTGGTCTGTCGATCGCTCCGAGAGCAATCGACACACCGTTTAACCTTGGAACCGCTGGCGGATTTATCCAAGGGCCCCTTAACGGGGGGCAAACGGCTACGCGCTGAGCGCACGATTCGCTGCACTGGAACGCCGGAAGGCACAGTAAGCAGTGAAGTTTCC